TGGTCATTTGTTGACACCCTTACATAGCCAATTTGCATATTTTTCACCCAATAAATTCTGCAAAAAAATCAGGTGAAGTTATCCGCCAGGCCACCCCGTGGCAATCTATTAAACGTCGGTTTGGGAACAGTTGCTACAAAAGATACTGGTGTTGCATCAGGGCAAGTTCTTCTGTCCGGGGCAAATGGGCTTTGTGGATTAGGTAACAGAATTTATGCCTCAGGAAATATGGCGGCTTATGCATCATTGAGGCAGCTTGGCTGCGGTTTTTTCCGCAATGACAATGAAGCTGGAGTTACAGCCCGATATGGTGCTGGGTTCTTTTCCTCGGTGATGGGTTCTCACGCCATTATGACCATAAGCGCGGCGAATGCTGTTCCTGTTGTTTCTGCCGCCACTGACGATTCGCTCGCAAATAACATAGCTTTTGCGAATACCCTTTATGGCACAGCAAACACCACTAAAGCCAGCGATGGAACACTTAAGGCCGCTTCTCCGGTTGCTCGTATCGTCAAATCTCAGGAAGAGAACCAACGTACGGATGTGGCTGAGGATGGTTTTTCATGGTGCGGCTGCGGTACGGCTAATACAGAGGCTGAAGGTGTAAAAATTTCTCGCCTCGATGTTGGGGTTTATGTGCTCACCGGTTCGGCTGGTCTGGCCTCATCAGGCTGGCAGTTGTTGCCTCCAATGGATCCAGGCGGAATGGGGGAGCTTGGTGTTGTTGAAGCCGAGCAAACTGAAAGCGGTGGTCTTACGGTTCGCTTGTTTAAGCGAAAATACCTGCTGGGCGATGACGGGGAGATCGTCAAAACGAAAGGGGAACCGATGGACGTACCGGTGAACAGCTGGATCGATGTTCGCCTGGATATGCCTAATGATTCTGCCTTTAATCAGCGGATGAGTCAGGAACTTCAGCCATAGCCGCACACTGATTCCAGATGCTGTTTTGCGGCATTTGAACACGTACAGAGACAAATTGGTCAGAAGGGATGTCGACAGGGTCGCCTTCATTGATACCCTGCAGCTCGTTCCTGGCGAACTCTGGCGCTACAGGATGCGTGCGGTGATATGTTTTCACTAACACCGAACCGTCAGCATGAACCTCATAATCTAGCCAGATGAGGGGCTGCTTGTTGCGGTCGGTAGGTATGTCAAAACCGCCGTCAATGCCGCCCCATGCAGCGTCGGAGTTCAGCCCCTCACAGCCTTCTACCAGTTATTCACCTGTGGCCAGACGGGTTACGGTGCAGCCTTCTGATTCGAGATTAGTCTGATATCTACCGTCGCTGAAAACCTTAACGACTGGTGAGGCCGTTTTGAGGAACCCATTGCTATCGACTGTTGTGTTAAGTGAGGTCTTTACTATTGCGCGCCACTGCTGGCTAGAATTGTTTATTTTGTTAAAGTGAATTTCACCATCTGTTCTGATGAACATATTAAACTTGGTTGTGTTACTTGCCGAACCATCAGAGCTGTAGACCATTCCAAGTCCAACCCCCCAGTTCCCGAAGTAATTATTGCCTGTAGCTCCGCTTTGTCTGTAAAAATTATAGTTCCCATAACTCACCTGGTTACCATCGGCATTGACTGGGGTTAATGCGCCGACTCCAAAGCTTCCACTACCGTCTCCTGAAACTTTCATAAGCTGTCCGTTAGAGGAACCTGCGTCAAGAATAGACGCTGTTCCTAAACCGAGGTTTGTGCGAGCGTCAGCAGCATTCTTTGCACCTGTTCCGCCCTGGCTGATACTGAGTGCGGTAGTCAGGCCGCTTAGGCTGGTTATATCGCTGTTTGCCCCTTTCTTCGCCAGTGATTTCTGGCCTGGTACTGTGACGGCCACACCGTTAATCGTGATAGTGACGTCTGTAGTACCGTTCATCACATCAGCGAAACCGCTCATGTAACGCTGGTACATCGTGAACGTTTCAGCAATATCCTGTGCCAGACCGTCAACACTCAGACTGTCGCTCAGAAGAATGGCGTATTTAGTTCCAGAAGGTACGGCAGGGTTAGCAGCTGGCGTAACGGTAAGAGAGGTTGCGCTTCCAATCGCGGTAATCTGGAAAACCTGCGCCGGGCTTGTCAGGGCGATAACAGTACAGCCGTTACGAATAAGTGAGCCAGCTGCAGTGAAGTTTGTGCCGGTACCTGTAAGGGTGTTTCCGCTTAGGGCAATAGTGCCAGTGGTATAAATCATATTTTCTCCAGAAAATAAAAACCCCCGCCGGAGCGAGGGTGCATTTAAAGGGTGATATTTTTCAGACGTACATATCGGGAAGAACGGGAAGACTGAGGGGCGTTACCGTGTCATTACCAAAAATGGCATATTGTTCGCGCCCGAGATACTTGCCCCCCTGAACTGAAGCGTAACCATTCTGAATTTTTATACCGAACATTCGATACACATATACCCCGTTAACCTCATGGGTCATTAACCCAAACCTGCCCAGCGGAACATACCCGCTGCCTATGTTCACAGCGCTTTTAGAAGGCGACCAGAGTTGATTGAGGTATACGAAAGGTCGTTTTGTGGTTGAAAAGGTACAAGCCCCTGCATCATTAAAAATATTAAGGCCGGTGCCAGGCTGCGGCGCTACGCCACTGGCGAAGATAGCGATGTCTATCGTGCCGGTTGCAGGAGCGTCATCATTTGTTGTCGGAGGGCTGAAAAACCTGACTGTGTTACCGTCGAAGTCAATTGTATTACCACTGTTACAGCGCCCGAAAACGATATACTTCGACTTGTCGTATCCTGCTATCGTGGGAACCGCCCAGCCCCCGGTTGGAACATTCACAGTACCTTTCCAGATACACTGGCCTGACTGAGTAGCGTTAGTTATAGATGTGAAATCTGTGCTGTCGCTTATGAGCAGGCCCACACCACTACGCTGGCCCGTCGGAAATATCTGCCAGAGGCTTCCGGGAAACGTGTACGTGCTTTCCCGTTCGCTGATACTGTTGTCTTTCATCGTTGAGTTCTGCGTGACTCGCGCTCCCGATATGGTGACCGAGTTCATTTTATGAAGCAGCCCTGAATCAAGATAAGCCGTCGCGTGGGGGATAAACAACACCTGTGCCCCGGAAACATAACCGGCAATATCAGCGTACTTGGCTTTCTGGTAGCCACTGTCAAAGTTGGCCCCAAATGACGGGCACCGCAGGCCCGCCGTTATCTCCATTCGTTTTCCACCGTCATTAAGTTCTATCAATAATCCTGTCGGCATTTTATGTCCATGTCCCCAGTACGATACGACCTCCACCCGGAATATTAATGGTTACGCCATTACCATTAATCACTGTTGTGTTGCCGGAGCCATTGAAAGAAAAATTACCGTTTGTGGCGTAAATCGAGCCGCGAACGGTCACGTTGTTAAACGTCGCGTAGCCAGATTTGTTGATGTGCCAGCCAACGTTCCCGGTTCCGTCCCAGGTTGAAGACTGAATATAGCTGCCGATTTTGGCGTTACCGATCGTCCCGTCACCAATTACTGTGTCCCGGATGATGGCTTGTCCGTTCTGGATAACAAACGGAAGAGTCACGGCGCCGCCTGCCTGGGTCATAACCGCGAAGCGGTCAGCCAGGAAGAGAACCTGCGTCTGCATTCCAGATGGCGTATTCTGAACACCAATGCCCATTCCCGCTGCGTACTGGTTGCCATTGGAATCAACAGCTACCTTGATGCTGTACATCGCATTCAGGTTATTATTGATGTCGGCGGATACCTGGCTGTTCTGGATAATAGCTGCAGACTGACCGTTTACCGTGACCTTGAGCGAGTTAATTTGCGTGGCTGAGACTTGAGAGAAGTCCGCCATGGTTTTGGCGAAATCCGTCACGTTCGCAGTGTTCCCGCCAGCACTTGAGTCCAGCGTTTTCAGCGATTCGGCAACGGCCTTACTGGCATCAGCCATGACATTATCAACGCGTTCAATACTGGCTTTGTTGTCACCGTACTGCACGCTCTGGGTCATACGCTGATTCACCTGAGCAAGGGTGTTGGTGATCAGAGCAATAGCGTTGTTCTGAATGCCACCGCTGGCCTTATCAGTTTGTGCACCCAGTTCTTCCAGACGTGATGCCATTGAGGAATCGAGGTCCGTGACAACCTGGCTAAGGTCAGTGATTGATGCTGTATTCTGAGCACCTACAGCAGCTGCTGAATCAGCTTTGTCAGATGCGGCCTGAGTGGCAGCCGTCAATTGACTTACCGCAGAAGCGCGAGCTTCAGTTTCCGTTGCTAACGCCTGGCGAACATCAGTAATACCCGCTTCATTCTGGGCGGTTTTCGCCTCAAGACGAGTAACATCCGTAACGCGGGCTTCCGTCTCAGTGGCGATCACCTCCCTGAGCTGTTCGAATGTCGCAGAGTTAGCATCCTGCTGCGCAGTCTGGCGCACAACAACATCAGCAATAGCCAGCGCATTGCCAATGATTGCTTCTGCAGTCTGCTTATTCGAACCTACTGCTGCAGCCAGACCATCGGCGTTCTCCTTAATCGCATCAGAAAGTTCAGCCAGTTTCTCGCTACTGTCTACGGCACTCTCAATCAGATCCTTAAATACCTCAGAATCTTTAATCTCCTCCAAGATCACATCGGTGATGTCGGAAACATCGATGCTCGCCTGACCGCGCACCCAGTCGGTGTATCCGGATTCGTTGCCGCTGCGGTCCACCAACTGCGCGCGGTACCAGAAAATCTGCCCAGCCTTAAGGCCCATCTGCTGATATTTGCGCTGCGGGTAAGGCGCATCGGCCAGCAGCATCGCATCGTCTTCGGTACCGGTCAGGCTATACTGAATTTCCGTCTTCAGCGTATCGTCGGTATTCGCCGGGAATCCCCAGTTCAACTCGATACCTAACACCACGTTTTCAGACGCGATGAAACCCACCGGCTTCGGTGGATTGCCCACTTTCCCCGTCAGCGTTTTCTCTTCTGAATAGCCCCATCCGGACGAGATTTCTGCAGCATTGATTGCGCGTACGCGCACCAGGTAGAGCCCGGCATAAATTCCCGGGACGTCGAATGTCGTGGTTGAGCTGCGCGGCACGTTAACCCAGTTCCCGTCGTTGCGGCGCCATTGCGCTTCATATGCGATGGCGTTCTGCGCCTGGTCCCAGCTCACGCGCATCGTTTCGACGCTAATATTTTGCTGCACCACGGAAAACGAGCTGATCACGATGTTCGCAGGCGGCGACTGGTTACCTGGCGGAATAACACTTATTGGCCGCTGGTCGATAATGGCACCGGTATCGATACGCGCATATTTATCCGGATCGTGCAAAGCGCCAGCAATCGAATACGTTCCGTCATTATTATCCGTAACGCTGATAACGCGATATTGCTGCGCGTAAAGCTCTTCAGACTCGACAATCCACACCGATTCCACTGCAGGTGTTTCGCTGTATGCCGTTGTCACAGTGACGGCCCGCCCGTTTACGCTCTGTATCGTCCTGCTCTGCGATGCGCCGGACGGAAGGTTAACCATCAGACGGCTTCCGGGAGCGGCTGCCGAATCACGATCAAGCGTGATAACGCGACCGTTAACCGCGCTGATGCGCCCTCCCATCACTTTTCCGGAAAGCAGCTCATCGGCAACCGCGATGATATAACCAGGCTGTGGGATCTTGCCGTCAAGACCAACATCGAACGACACGATGCGATCCTTGTTATTGGTCAGGATAAGCGTTTTTTGTTAACCTCCATGGCTCACTCCTGGCACAAAACAGAGAAAGGAAACAATCAACGGTTAACTTCCGTTTTCCATGATTAGCATTTCCTTTCTGGAGAGAGGATGTTTTCAACAAAAACAATGAGAAAACAAGAAGAAGAACGGAAATGGCATAAACCAGAAAATTTTCATAAATAGCGATAATCTGCGCGGACGCCGCCCCGTAGCCGGGCGGATCGCCGGAAAGGACCCAAGATGATAATGGTTATCATTTGAGTGAAGGTTTGGGGTTTAGTTTGGACATCTAAACGTCCGTTTCATCTTCCCAATGCAGACCATATCGCGCCACCCGGCTTCAGCGCATTGCGGAGAGCATCGTTTACCACATCGCGCACCGCCAGTTGTAGGCCAGCTACTGAAGCTGTTTGCGCATCAATCTTTGCCTGAAGGGATGTGAACAGATCACTTTCATGTACAGCCTTGAGAACCAGTTCTTGCATCTCGTCGGTTAGTCGCGTCTTGGTGGCTGTGCCTGTCGCTGAAGCAATTGAACTGATTGGTTCAGCGGTGGCATTATTGCCATCAGCGGGATTAGCTCCATCATGACTAATTGCCCCAGGGAAACCACCAAAAGCCAGACCACCATTGAAGGCCGTCTCTTCATTATTGCTGGCTGATTGAGCGGCTTCATTCACCTTAAAGCGGTCAGCCTCAAACACGACCTTGCGCTGGTCACCTTCAATGCAGCCGGCCATGCCAGCAACGTGCAGTTTGCCACCATAATCCACGTTCATCTTCACGTTATAGTTCGCAGATACGATGCAACTACCAACAAAGGCATCTTTGATAAAGACCTTGCCATCTTTGACGCCAATAGCCCATCCCGTGGCTTTATC